AGTAATAACTTCTAATATTTTTTTCATAAGGATATTATAGCACAAAAAAAGACCTCCGCAATGCAAAGGTCTGATCCATCTCGAACACAGTTATTTATATTCCGTATCCATTACCTCTAAATGTATTATCGGAGACTTGTAGCATAGCTGCAATTAAATTAGGATTTTTTCTGGCATATCCCTGTCCAAGCTTAGAATCAATACTCTGTATTGATCTTTCAAGATACTGGTCTACTACAAAGAATCCAGTATCAAAGTTTGCGTTCGTGTTCATGTTTGTATGTTTATATGTACTTCCATAAGATAGCATAAAAAAAGAGACCCGTCAAGGGTCTCTTAGGGTGTTCCGACTGTAGAGACGCACGAAAGGTCTCAGTGTTTATTTAGAAAGAAAATCTCACACCAGCCTTAGCAGACCAATCAACGTCATCTTCGTTAGTTGCACCATAGATTTCTCCATAGAACTTATCATATGAAGCACCAAGATAACCAGCTAGTTCAACATCACCGAACTCATCAGTTGTTTCTGTATGAGTTACTGTAGGGCCACCAGATACGTACCAACCGATACCATTTGATGTTGCTCCTTCATAACCGATTTGTGCTTCAAGACCACCAGATGAATATGCTCCATCAGGATATGAACCAGTTGCTTCCAAATTGACGTATGGGCCTGCAAATGCAGCACCTGCGAATAGGAATGGAGAGGCAGCAGCTGCTGCGATTGTAGACTTAATAGACATTTTTGTTTTTATATTATCTCGCAAGCATTAAAAAACCTGCGGATGGAAATTCTTTCGACTAGAATTTTACATTCTACGCAGGGGACGATCTTTCGGGCCTTCGTTCTATGTAACAGTATTTATTATACACTTTCTTTATATTTTTGTCAAGTGTTACGAAATCAAACTATTTTTCATAGTTAGGTGGAACTTGACCTGGTGCTAATCTACCAATATATGGATCATATTCAAATATTTCATCCCAGTTATTAATTTTATTTGAGTCATTTTCCCAAAAATTAGTGAGACCATTATGGCTGCTACGATGAAATACCTCAACGTGATCACCGTGTATCGATGAACCCATTTGTATTTTATATAAAAGAAGAGGCATTGCATACGTATTTCCAGAATTGTATATTAAATCGTCTGCAACTGCTCTTGGTTTTGATCCTTGATCAAGTTTATACTTATCACCTCGACAATGTAATCTTATAAGTTTTTCTGCGTGATAACGAGTAATTACATATGATGCAGTAGAAAAATCGTTTACAAATCTTTTGTGCATCTTTATGAATAGTTGATTTGGATTTATAATTGCAGTTTGGAATACATCAAAATCATATGGAATTTTAGACATAACATCTCTCCAAGTAAAATTCCAATGCTTAACAGGATCAAAGTCGCAATCATCTTCTATTATAAAAGCATAAGGTTCATCTGTTTTTAGAAACTCCTTCATTGCTTTTAGATGTGATGTCGTGCATCCTATCTCACCTGAGTTCATATCATCTGGATATTTTCCCTTTATAATATCACTCAAATCATCTTCACGACCATCATATGCAGATATACGTGTGTAGTTTTCAATCTCCCAATACTTAAATTGTGTTTCCATATAAAACCATCTCTCTGGTTCACCATCTAAATTAATACAATAGATTGGTGGTATGCCTTTTAGTTTGTATGCTGATTTGTTTTTATCCATATTAATCAAGAATGTCTATAGTAGGAGACCAACCTAATGATCTTATTGTCGTGGTGTCTGCACACAAACTGTCTGGTTCATTTGGAGTGTGATCTAGTATTGGAAGATCACTTCTACCCATCTTCATAGCCAGTTCTAAAACAGAATGATTTTTACCTGTGCCTATATCTAGTACACCTCGAAAGTTATCAGGTAATAAACAACTTATCGCTGTTGCGACATCATTAACATGAATCCAATCTCTCCTATGTCGTGTAATATACTGTGCGGTATTATCTTGAAGCATTCTATAAAGCATATCATCTCTGCTACCCTCTTCCGACCAGACATTAAAAAATCTCATACCTACACTATTAGGTGGTGCCATTGATTCGTTAACTTTTTTTGTAATTGCATATGGATTTTGCCACCATTCGTGAGCACCTGCAGAACTCGCATACAATAATCTGATTTTGTTTATCTTACAATACTCAAATATTGGTTTTGTTTTAATTACATTATTTTCCCAAAATTTATTTGGATCTTGAATACTATCTCTTAGTGCAGCAAATGCAGCAAGATGTATAATCACATCATATCTTATCGAATCACAAGCATAGAATCTTATAAAATCACGAATATCATCTGGTTTATCTAAACCACGAACCTCATGACCTTCATCTTGCAAATATTTAAAGACATGACTACCAATAAAACCTTTGTGTCCTGTAACTAAAATGTTCATTTAAATAACAATCCAATTGGGATAATATAGGTCTGTTGTATCCTTGTCCGCATACGCAGGCCCAAACCACATTTCTGGTGCGATAACTTTTTTATTGGGATTAGAAATCAACCAAGCACCCCACCAACTCATAGTGCTATTTGCTATTATAGCATGAGAACATAAAGACATCAAGCATAGATCAGCATACGGTGTATATGATCCGTCGGCATATTTATCCTTTGGTTCAGAAATTAAAAATCTATCTCCAGAGAAGAACTCCTGTTCTTTTACCCAATCAACAGAATCAGAAAATACAATTACAGGTTGCTTTGGATCAAACTTTGATAATGCTTTCTCATAATATTCTATAGGTTGTACGGGATGCATCGATCCACACTGCGTATAAGACCATTTAAATCCACGAGGATCTGTGAGATTAGGATCTCCTCTACGAACATGAAGCATAATAGGTTCACCATCAACAGATTCTATCATCTCTTTGCATGGTTCTAATATACCGTCATGAAAAGTAAAGTCTTTTCTTATTTCATCTTTAACATTATAAAAGTATCTCCATGATTGAAAGAAACCATAGAGACTTGTATTATCCTTAACAGTATCAACAAGTTCTTTACTAAAATGAAAATGAGGTTCTTGTGTATAATTGCAAGGATCTAAAATACCTTCATTCCTATCAGGTGATAACTTAAAGCAATCATGTAAACTATAATTCTCAATACCTTTATTCTCTGGTGGTGGTATCATCCAATCATAATTATTCCATTTTGCGATACCACGAAGTGCAGCATACTCAAACATTTGATTTCCTAGTCTACCTAGACTACCAATATGATTAAATCCGATCATTCTTCATCTCCTCAAATACTTTTTTGATACCATCGTTGATAGAAACTTTTGGTTTCCACCAACTGGTGATAAATTTATCTGCCTCATTCTTTTTATCTTTTTGTACTTCATCTTTACTATCACCACATAAAAATGTGACAATCTTTTCTTCATCAAAAAATAATTTTGTAATGATCTCTGCGACTTTAGATATTGTGGTATATTCAAATGATGTGATATGTAAAGGATCATCAGTTTTAAACTTATCATAATTATCCATAACAGTTTCTAAGGCCTCACAACAATCTTCTGCATATAAAAATTGTCTTGCTTCTTGACCGTCAGTCATCATTTGTACCGCACCTACACCTTCATCATTCAGACTTTCAAATCCTTTTCTTATAAAATCTGTGATAACGTGTGCCTTCTCCATATCCTTTTCAATACCATATACATTCCAAAAGTGAACTATCAATCCACTGAGGGATTTTGTATACAATTCACCGACTCTTTTCAGAACACCATAAGGTGAATAACTCATATTACTCATCTGTGATGATGCAAATACAAATGGAACTTTATATTGTTCTAGGTACCCAAATACGTTTGCCATCATTCGAGTATTGTTATCTATAAATTTAAAAGTGTGCTGATACTTCTTGAGGTAGTGTGATCCACCAACATCAAACGCAAGAAAGAAAACAAATTCAGAAGTTGCAATACGAGCATGTAAATCACAATTTGGAATCTTTGTCATATCTTGATCTTCACCATTAACGATATCAAACTCTCGAACATCATGACCTTTATCACGAAGATACTTTGTCAGATACGCACCAATTTGACCACTAGATCCTAATACTGTAATTCTAGTCATACTTTTTAAGATACTCCTGATTTGAATAGTATTCAATTAATTGTTTCTTGTCCATCTTACCAATTTTAATCCACTCAAGTTGATTGTCTTCCATATGTGGATTACTAAACCAAGAGTTTTCACCTCTTGAATGTTCTAGATGATAGACATAATTATTAATCCTACCTACATTATAACCTAATTTTGTAAATCTGTAATGTCTTTCTTTATCTTCTGGTGCATATGCTTTGAAATTCTCATTTTCCATGCCACCTTTAATATAAACTTTACGATTAAAAAATTGTACCCAACCAAAATCAGATGTATGAGTATTTGATACTGAATCTAAGTAAGAATAATCTGTTTTTTCTAAAAACTTAGATACAACATCATCTGTGGCTGCAACTTGCTTCTGATACATTCCTTGACCATAAGGATACACAACATCAAACTTACCACTTATAATGGTATCATATGCAGTCTTATATGATTCCTTTGGAAGTATTGCATCACAATCATAATTTACAACTATATCTGTGTCTGCTTCCATTATCATTTCATTTAAAACTCTCTGTCTATGAAACAAAGGTTTATCACTTTTTTCAAAAATAAAATTAAAGTTTTTCCATATACCATTCTCTACAATTTCATCTAATATCGGCATTGCTTGTTCTTCAAATACCGATTTGGAATCAACTTCTTTTACAATTATATTAGTATCAAAATTTTCTACTAAAAATGCTACTATTGTTATAACATTTCTCAGTCTATCTGTAGACTCAATCCTAATAGGAATAATAAATGTTGCCTGAGATAAATCAATCTTCATCCTACTTCATTATCTGATGGTGTGTACACTGTATCAATGTGTTCTTCTTTAAGATGACCACGAATCCAATCCTCTGGATGCATATCTCTTACGTGTATATATGCTTCATTCTGTCGTGTAAAAATAGGCCCAAAATATGGGTGTTGATACACAATCTTTTTGTTCTTTGACTTCTGTAACCAAGCACCCCACCAACCAAAAGTAGTATTCGGAACAATACCACCATTACATAAACTCATTAAACATAAATCTATCCAAGGTGATAGAGTATATTCCATTTTACCTCTACCATTCCACACTAAATTATCAGAATATTCCCTATCTTCTGATAAAAGAAATCTATCATTATCAAATAACTTTTGACTCTTAACCCAATCTAATTTATCTGTCAAAATTAAAACTGGAACATCTTTAGGAAAATATTCCAGCATCTCTTCAAACCAACCGATGTCAGCTATTGGAAAATATTCTGTTCTACCTGTAGAGTCAGATCTTCTAACGTGTAAAAATATTATATCATCACCATATTGACTGATAAACTCTTTACAAGGTTCGTATATATCTTCCTTAAAAGTAAAATCTTCTCTTATCTCATCTTCAATATGTTTAAAATATTTTTCTGATTGTCTAAAACCATCTAGGTTAATATTATCAGGACAATTATTAAATAAGTTTACATCAAAATCGTGTGAAGGTTCATCATAAGTTGGACGATCTTGTGGTATAAATCCAAAATTAGATTCTTTTACATTTGTCATCTTAAATCCATCAAACAGAACATATTCTGCCATTGGGATTGTAGTATGGTCTAACGGTGGGATTACCCAATCATAATTATGTTTAGATGCAATACCTCTCAGTGCAGCGTATTGAAACATCTGATTACCTAATCTTCCGTTGATTCCTAAACGATTGTAACCAAGCATATTAATTAGTCATAACATCAAGAACTCGAATGATTTGTTTCTTAGATCCTATGGTAATTCTAACACAATTTTCAAGATTGTCAAAGGCACTTCTATCTCTTATTAATATTTTATTTTCTTTCATCTTATCCAAAACTTTTTTAGAATCAGGAGTTTTTACTAATACAAAATTAGCATCACTATCAATTGCTTGATAATAGTTTGGTAGATTGTCAATGAAGAATTTTTTTGCATCATTCATTTCATCTATTCTAGATTGTAGATAGTCAAGATCATCTAATGCAGCAATACCACACAGTTGACTAAGAGCATTAACTGCTTTACCATTTCGAATCTTTCTAACATCAGATAATGTATCTGGATGTGCCATACAATATCCCAATCTTACAGATGCTAAACCAAAGGCCTTAGAGAATGTTCTAGTGACTACTAGATTTTTATGTGACACCACTAGATGAGTGCAAGATTGTTTTGCAAACTCATAATATGCCTCATCGACAATGAACAATGTATTTGGATAAGTCTTTACCAAAGTTTCAATTTCTTTTACTGGTAATAACTTTCCTGTAGGATTATTTGGATTTACAAGATAGACAACATCAGCAGATTTACAATAACTAAAGTCAAAATAATGTTCTCCCAATGGATCTTGAATATTAACTTTTTCATAATGCTCCGTGTTAGTTGTTATGAAAGTATTCACCTGTGTATATGATGGTTGATATGATAATACTTTTGTATCTTTATCAACAAATACGGTGATTATATCTTTTAACGCATCATCAGAGCCATTATAGACCTCAATAAAATCTACTGGCAATGAAACGTATTCAGATAATTTATTCTTGAGTTGTTTTGCAGTAATATCAGGATATCTTTCATAACGATAGAAAGATTTCATTACTTCAAAAACTTTATTTGTA